CTTGGACTGGAATATGAGGGGTGGATTCTGCAAGGACAGGGGCTTGCGGGTGCTGATGAGATTTATATTGGTGCAAAGATTTCCGAGAATATTCTGTCTCCGTATTTCAATTGGCGCATACAAGGGATGACTGCTTACGACAGTGGGCTGACGTTCTATGATCAGCCGGGAGTAAGTCCTCAATCCAGATTTGTTTTGAATGATGCCACGATGGAGTATTGGATATTTGCCACAGGTCGATATGTCCATCTGGTAACTAAGCAAACGACTGACTACACGGATTGTCACATGGGTTTGATCCTGCCTTACGGTGTACCAAGTGAGTACCCTTACCCGTTGGCATAGTTCTGCTGCACGGCATTACACCAGTACGGATATTCGGCATCGTCAATCCTTTGACCCCGGTGAAGATGCCTGTTGGTTACGGGAACCGGGCGGAACATGGAAGCAATTTGAAAACTACACTTCCACACAGGTTTCGATCAACAACATATTTCCGTTTGGGCCGGGAGGTCAGGGGTGGTCAACATATCGGAGATATTTTGCAGACTCCCCCGATGGGGTGTATGAAATGTACCCGTTAATATTTCTCGAATCAGAATCAGGATTCAGTGACCCTGCGGGGAATGCCTTCGGAGAAATCGAAGATTGCTTTATGGTGTCTGGGTCGAACAATTCCGCAGAGAACACCATCACAGTTGGGGGTGATACTTTCATTGTTTTCCAGAATGTGTTTCGAACAACCTTCTCCGACTTTTATGCAATTAAGGTGACACCATGAGTTATCAAACAGGCACAGCACTTCACGTTGATGATTTGCTGCAAAAGCTATCTACCTTTGCTCAAGCAAACGGGTGGACGGAAGACAAAATTACTACACCTTCAGGGAACGGTTCAAGTGTCACTCTGTACCTGCACAAAGGGGTAAGTTATATTGTCTATTACGCTCGATTGACCGGAGGCAACAACACCTATCACGGTGTAAGCCAACCGATTGATCATCCTGATGTGTGGATGTATGGAGCAACAGGGCATAACGGAGCGTCAGACCCGTGGGCGCAGCCGGGAACATCAGCAAAAGTTGAAGTGAATTGGCTGTTGCCTAGCATGACCGCATACCATTTCTTCACTGACCCTGCGAAGACGTACCTGCATGTGGTGGTGGAGACTACTGCAAATGAATTCAGGCATTTCGCTTTTGGAGTGGTTGAGAAAGTTGGCACTTACGATGGTGGCGAATACCTACAAGGATGTAAGTGGCTGCAAAGTGCTAACGAAATTGATGACCCGAAAAATGTTAACCAATTCCCGTGTTGGATGCATCAAGGGAATTCGGCAACGTATGCGAATCGGTTCAGATACAACATTGATGGTAATCAGTGGAGAAGGTATTACTTCAATACGCCGGGGACTAGTATCATGGGATCACAAGGTTCCTCGTCTATTGCGATCTGGAATCAAGCAATACTGAATCATTCATACAGTAGAAGTGCTTCTCCTAATGCGTTCAATAATGCAATCATTCTGTGGCGCATGTACGGGGGTTGGGTTCCACGATCTAGTACGCTCTACATCCCTACGGGGTGTGTCAATGATGTGCGGTTCCTGAACATCAGGAATGTGGCTCCAAGCACAACCTATACTTTGGGCGCGGATGACTGGAAGATATTTCCGTTGATTGAAAAGAAGAACCCCAACACCCGTGATGACTTGCCTAATTCTGGTGACTATGGCTTTGCGTACAAAGTGGTTCCATAAATGTCAGTTGGTGTAATACATTCTAAGCCTCAAGTAATCTTCCCTGATCAACCGTGGGGGCAGAATACAAATAACGGTGTTCCCAATGCTGAACTTCCCCGGTGGCCTACTGTCCCGCATTTGCATGATCAAGAGGGATGTCACATTGGGCTTGTAACAGACGATGCGAGACCGATTAATATTCTAAGCAGATCAGCGGTTGCCAATAGCTGTGGCAACTTTGTAAATGATTATTACGAAAGGATTCACATTACACCAATCTTGATTAATCTGGGTAATCTGATTAGCTCACAGGAACGAACCTTTGAAGTTTGGAATGCTTACTTCACTGCCCAAAACCATTCTGTCCTGAATATAACTGGTGATCCCACAGGCATTGTTTTGACTCAACCAGAAGTACCCCCAACAGTCTACGGTGCGCTTGAAGCCAGAACCTATACATTGAATTTTTCTTTGACTGGCCCCCCGGCAATTGATGTCATTTGGGAATTTGTTTTTCCGAGTGAGTCAGTTGAACTTCAGGCATTTGGTAACCGTGTCATCATCTTTGCCTTTGCTCCTGATTGGAGTGAACCTGTGGTGGACAAGTATGAGTGGTTGACTCAAATTATTGAGGCTGAGAATGGGATTGAAAGGAGACACAGACTGAGAACTAATCCAAGACGTAGCATTGAATATCAGATGCTTATGGATCAGACAGAGAAGCGGTGGTTGGAGCGGTATCTGTGGACTTGGAAAGGTCGAGCGTTTGCGGTTCCGATTTGGTCTGACTGTAAGAAGACATCCAGTTTTACAGGAATCGGGGCATTCCAAATCGATATGGATACCACAGATTACACGAGCTTTAAGGATGGGGGAATTGCAATCTTCGTCAATGCTTATAATGATTCTGAAGCAGTGGAGATTGTGTCTGTCAACCCTACCTCCCTGACTTTGATTCGTGGCACTGCAAAAACTTGGCCTTCGGGTAGTAGGATTTATCCTGCTCAGACTGGACGCATGAGAGACACCATCAGCATGAGTCAACCAACTGCGGATATCACGATGGGTCAGATTCGTTTTGAGTTGGTGGACAACACTGCCCTTCCTGCTGTAGATGCTCCCTTTGCCTATAAGGGTGGTTTTATTTTGGAACGTGCTCCCAATCGGGTAACTGATCTTGATGTTTCTTGGCAGTCAAAATATGGGCTAATAGATTTCAGTATTGCTCAACCCTTTGTTGATGACAGGGCAGGGTTCCCCGATCAAGTCTTTCGTTTAAATTTTGCGGAAGGTGGTCGAGAAGATATCTGGTTTTGGATGGAATGGATTCATGCACGAGCAGGGAAGTGGAGTAAGTTTTGGATGCCCTCTCAAGGTCGGGATTTTACGGTGGTGTCTCACATTGATTTCAATGACAATGCCATTGAAGTAGAGGACACACAGTACAGAGATTTTTATTCCTTCCATGTGGGGAAAGTTGATATGGCAATTTATACCCGTGATGGAAATGTGTACTATAGGGAAATAACTTCAGCACAAGAAAAAGCCCCTGTGGGTTCAGGCATTGAATTGCTTGGTATCGATTTGCAACTTGGGATTGGTTATGACCCTGAAGATATTAAACAAGTGTCCTTCCTACATCCGGTGAGAATGGATAGTGATACAGTTGAAATCAATTGGCATACTCAGGAAGCGGCTGAGATTAGTTTTAATACACGGGTGATTCTCGATGACGTATGAAGCTTTTGAAGAAGGTCATGGTTATCCAGTTGAGTTGTATCAGTTCAAACGTGGGCTGAGTGAATCATATTTGCAGACTTCCCATGATGAAGATATTTTTTATCAGTCTGATACTTATTTGAGTACCCAGATTCAACGGGGAAAGATTGAGCAGAACGCTGAGATTGAAAGACAGAATATGAAAATTAAAATCCAACGGGATAATCCTATTTTGGATAACTTCATTCAGTTTCCCCCCACGGAAATTATCACGGTGACTGTTCTTCGGTATCATGCAAATGATGGTGGTACTCCTGAAGTGGCTACGATTTGGCAAGGTCGAGTTCTGACTGCGGATTTTATTGGGTCGGGTGCAGATTTGGATTGTGAACCTGTCTTTACCAGTTTAAAAAGGCCGGGCCTTCGTCGTAAGTATCAGACTCAATGTCCTCATGTCCTGTATGGGCCGAAGTGTCAGGTGAACAATTTTGCATTTAATACCTTTGGGACATTGAGTGTTATCAATGGGCCTGAAGTCACTGCTCCGCAATGGGTCAATCTGGGTACAAACAATGCCTACCTGCGGGGTGGTTATATCCAGTTTGATAATCGTGATCTGAGAACTATTATTGATTACAATCGATCAGCAGGGATAATCACTATGGCATCTGGTTTGGATATTTTAGAACTTGGTAATTCTGTAAATGCATTCCCCGGTTGTCAACATGACTTGGGTGATTGCAAAAATATTTTCAATAACATTATTAATTACGGTGGGTTCCCTTATGTTCCAAGTAAGAACCCGTTTGGTGGAGGTAGAATCTTTTGATCTTAGTATCAAATATTAACGTGTCTTTAATGACAGGAGGGCAGTAGCTTTCTGGGTACAATTAGCCATATTGGTTGTTTCGATGGTTATCAGTGCGATGCTTGCACCCAAACCACCAGAACCACGAGCAGCAGCAATCGGAGATTTCGATGTGCCTACGGCTGATCAAGATCGTGCTATTCCGGTGATCTTCGGGCGCGTATGGGTGACAGGCCCAAACGTGGTTTGGTATGGTGATCTGAAAGTTGTTCCGATTAAAAAATAGGTGAACTGATGTCTGATGATGATCCCATTTTAGAAATGCGTCACTGTCGCGGTCTTGGGTATTGTGTCCACGGGCTTCGTCGGTATTGCGATTTGCACGGTCTCGATTTTAAGAAACTGGCACGGGGAGAAATGCCTGTATCTGAGTTCGCAGCATCAGGACAGCATCATGGAAAACTAGCCCTTGATTACGTTCATGCAGAGGTGAAGCGTGGGAGGTAAAAAGAAAAAGCAGACGGTTGGCTATAAATATTATCTGGGCTTACAGTTCATGCTTTGCTATGGGCCGATCAAAGAAATGTTTGGGATCAAGGTTGGAGACAGAACCGCTTACCAGAGTTCCAATGCGGGTGGGCCTGATGCCAACATTACGTCAGACGGTGAATACATCGTAAAAGGCAAGACTGAATTGTTCGGTGGTGAAGATCATGAAGGTGGGGTGGGGGCAAAAGGCAAAAAGACTTATTCCCTGTTTGCCCTTCCTGCTGAATCAGGAAGACACGGTTCATGGAACCGATTCAGCAAAGTTCATACCGGGACGTTGTTCAGTAATACAGGGGGAGACTTCCATGTAAAATTAGGGTCTGATACTCAGAGTGTTTTGGGTTATCTGAACAACAAGATTTCAGGGGAAGTCCCTGCCTATCGAGGGCTATGCTATCTGACAGCAGAGAAGTTTTGGATTGGAAACAATGCTTACCTCAAACCGTGGGAGTTCAATGTATCAAGATACCCCACCATGCCAACATCGTCATTTAATGAGATTGGTAATGACGCGAATCCTGCCCACATGATGTATGAGCTAATGAACAATGCTGATTGGGGGATGGGTTACCCTCAGACTGCATTTGATCTACCAACCTTTACTGCTGCTGCTGAAGCCCTGTCTGATGAGGGGCTTGGCTTGTCTATGATTTGGTCTGCTTCTGATTCGATTGAGAAGTTTATAGGTAGCATACTGGATCACATTGATGGGTCTCTTTATCTTGATACCTTCAGCGGATTGTTTGTGCTCAAGTTGATTAGGGGAGATTATGTCCTTGGCAGTCTCCAAGTATTTGATGACACTAATATAGTAGATATGCAATCGTTCTCCCGTAGGGGTTGGGGGGAGACCGTTAATGAATTGACTGTGGTGTATCGGGATCAGAATACCAATAAAAATGTTCCGTTGACTGCTCAAGACATGGCTAACATTACCCTACAAGGCACAACGATTAACAAGGAGACATCCTACCCCGGCATTTCAAACGGTAACCTTGCATCACAGATTGCTCTTCGTGATTTGCGGGTGTTGGCTGCTCCGTTGGCACGGGTCAAATTTCGGGTGAACAAGGAGGCTTGGGATTTGTCAGTTGGTGAAGTGTTCAAACTCTCTTGGCCCAAATACGGATTGTCTGAAGTGGTGTTTCGAGTTGGTACACTGGACTTCGGTAATCTGAACGATGGTCATATTCTGGTGACTTGTATTGAGGATGTGTTTGCATTACCGACTAACACCTATACCACCCCACAAGCTTCAGGATTTGTTGAGCCTCTGATTTCCCCCATAAATGCACCAAATAGACTCACCCGTGAATTGACATACTATGAAGTTAGTCAAATCTTAGGGGAGCAAGTAAACGAAGCAATTCCTGATGATGATGGGTTTATGGTATCAAGTGCAGTCAAGCCCACAGGATCAAGTTATGAATTCATATTGTTTGTCAGAGCCACGGGAGACACAGGGGAGTTCACTGAGATTTCCGTAGGTGACTTTTCTTCTTTCGCTGAAATCACTACCGAAATGATTCCTGAATTTGCGTCAACCGTTGTGTATGAAAACGGGATTGACATGGATGAGGTAGAGTTGGGGGTGCTGTGTCAGATCAATGATGAAATGATGGTTCCTTATTTCCATGACCCTGATACATTTACAATCAGTTTCTATCGTGGAATGTTGGACACGTTACCTCAGACCCATGCAATCGGTTCCAATATATTCAGCAACGGTGAAAACTTTGCATTGAATGACACCCAATATACTGCGGGGGATCAACTTGATGTCAGGCTGCTGCCAAGCACAGGAGCAGGAACGCTTCAGATAAATGATGCTGATCAGGATCAGTTGACCTTTATAGGCAGGGCTACATTCCCCCTTCCCCCTGCAAATCTTCAGGTTGAGGGATTACCTACCTATGTTACTCAAGGAATGACAAGTGGTGTTTTCAATATCACATGGAAGCACAGGGACAGGGTTCAGCAAACTGGTGATTTTGTTTATCAGGATGATGGTGACATTGGGCCAGAAGTAGGGGTGACCTACACCTTACGCCTGTATAATGAGCTTGGTGCATTGGTTCATACAGAGGCAGCATTCACGGACAACTTTTATGACTGGACGAATGAAGTTGCCGACAGTGGTTTTGGTGGATTGAACAGTGAAATCCAAATGCTGCTTGATACTAATCGAGGGGCATACACTGCCTACCAAAATCACGATTACACTTTTCGCCGGGCTGACTATGGTTACAGTTACGGTATGTTTTACGGAGGATATGTCTAATGTCACAAACTGGCCCCAACATGGGAATCTTTTATGACTGGCCTTTGGGTGAGTTTTACAAAACGGAAATGGATGCCAACCTGAAGTTGCTTGATATGATCAATCAACTTGGGGTGCTCGATAAGGATTTGACTGCGCCCCCCGGTGGCCCTGCAAATGGTGACAGATATATTGTTGCTGTGGGTGCAACGGGTGCGTGGACAGGACACGATCTGAAGATTGCTGTCTATATCGAATCGACATGGGAATTCCATATTCCGCTTTTGGGGTGGGGTGCTTATGTTATTGACGAAGGATTTCGATATGATTGGAACGGTGTCGGTTGGGTTCCTCAGTCTGCACAGGCTTCATTCTCTGAGGCTATCACTGAGACTGTGTTGACTGGTGCTGTGATTATGGATTTGTCCCTTGGACGCAACTTCAGGACTAGTGGAGCCACAGCAGGAATCACACTGTCGTTTAGCAATATCCCTGCTAATGCTATTGAGATTGCATGGACATTTGAACAGGACGTTATTGGGGGGCATATCGTGACATTCCCCGGTGGTACTCAGTGGCCCGGCGGGACTCCAATTGTTCCATCTTTGGGTTCGGCTTCGAAGGATGAGTTCTTATTTAGGATTGTGGATGGTGGCACGATTCAAGCTAATGTAGTTGGTCAAGCTTATGCCTAGAAAAATCACACGCGCAGTAGCAGGGTGGAATTTGCTTTTTGGCCCACCCGGTACTCCATTCCCCGGTTGGCATGGTCGTGGGTCTCCGCAAGCAAGATCACAGATGCTATCTAGTATCGGAATTAATCCTGTAGCTGAGTGGACATTTGAAGGGACTACGGATGTCAGTCTTCGG